TGATACCTTCGGATATGATCTGCAGGAATCGGCTCGTGCTGCCAATGCACTGATGAAGAACTTTGGTGTGACAGCAGAGGAAGCATATAACATCATTGCAGTCGGCGCACAGAATGGTGCAGACCAGAACGGGGATTTGCTCGATACCTTAAATGAATATTCTGCACAGTATTCCGCATTGGGATTGTCAGCGGATCAGTTCGTTACCGGACTTATTAATGGTGCGGAAGCGGGTGTGTTTTCCATCGATAAAGTCGGTGATGCGGTCAAGGAATTTAACTTAAGGGCAAAGGACGGAAGCAATACAACCATAGAAGCATTTCAGGCACTTGGAATGAACGCTGATGAAATGACGAAACGGTTTGCTGCCGGAGGAGAGAGTGCCGAGGAAGCCTTCTTCGAAGTTGTGAATGCCTTAAATAATATGGATGATCCGATAGCAAAGAACACGGCTGCGGTTAATCTGTTCGGCACACAGTTTGAAGATTTACAGGCAAATGTACTTCCCGTGCTTGCCGGGATGAAAGATGGGGCGGCTGCAAGCTATGATGCCCTGTCGCAAATCAATGAAATAAAATATGCGGATTTGGATTCTGCATTGGAGGGAACGAAACGCTCCATCGAGGGTGTGTTCCTTCCAACGGTAAGCCAGATGTCCGCAGGAATAACAGATGTATTTTCCACATTGGGAAATGCAATCAATGAAGCAAATGGAGATTTCAGTCAGATAAGTGTGGCAATCGGAACAGCCATAGGAGACGTGGCAGCCATTATCACAGAGCAGATGCCGATGTTCCTTGAGTTAGGACTTAATATCGTGACCTCTATCGGAGGTGCGATTCTGGAAAATCTGCCGATTTTGATTGAGTCTGCGACTAATATTGTACTGACCATTCTGAATTCACTGATAGCCGCCCTTCCTCAGATAACCGAGGGAGCTTTGCAGTTGGTGCTGACATTAGTCAACGGAATTCTTGCGAATTTGCCACAGTTGGTCGAGGCTGCGATTCAGATGATTGTCACACTGGCAACCGGAATAGGAGAGGCATTGCCACAGCTGATTCCAACTATAGTTGATGCGGTAGTTTTAATATGCACCACTTTGCTAAACAACATGGATAAAATTCTGGATGCCGCTTTTTCCATCGTTACCGGATTAGCCCAGGGACTTCTGAATGCACTGCCGAAATTGGTGGCTGCTTTGCCTCAGATTATTTCGTCCATCATCAATTTCATAACCACAAATCTGCCTAAGATTATTGAGATGGGTGTTAAATTGGTGGTTCAGCTGGCAGTTGGGTTGGTTAAGGCGATACCACAGTTGGTAGCAAGTTTACCTCAAATCGTGACAGCCATTATTTCCGGTATTGGAAAAGCTGCGACCTCTATTGTGAGTGTCGGAAAGAATATCGTGACAGGACTTTGGAGTGGTGTTTCTTCCATGATTTCGTGGGTAAAAAACAAGATTTCCGGTTTTGTTGGGGATATCGTTGGCGGTATCAAGAGCCTGCTCGGTATCCACTCGCCATCCCGTGTGTTTGCCGGAATTGGTGACAACATGGCCAAAGGTCTCGGTGAGGGCTTTACGGATGAAATGGATAAGGTGTCAAAGGATATTAACAATGCCATTCCTACAGACTTTGATGTAGATGCAAGAGTGGGAGCGAATACACAGACTTCCGGTTCGGGAAGTGGTGGAACGGTGATTACTTATACCGGTCCGCTTGTGAGTGTGGCACAGATGGTAGTACGAAGTGAGGATGATATCCGAAAGGTATCACAGGGATTATATAACCTGATGCAGTCGGGAACGAGGGCACAGGGAATTATACCAATCACCTAAGAAGGAGGAGAAGCATGGGATTTTCATTTCAGGGAATTCATTCAAAGGAAAAAAAGCTGAAAGCAAGAATTACGGGATATCCTATGCTTCCGGCTTTCAGAAATAATACGGAAAGCATACCGGGAAGGTCAGGGATACTGGATTTTGGAATGGAGTATTCCAAGCGTATCATTCCGGTGGAATGTTCCGTGTTCCCGGAGCAGGACTTTTCTGCTCTGGTACATAGAATAGATGAAATTAATGGGTGGCTGAATCCGTACAGAGGGGTTCAGCCATTGATTTTTGATGAGTACCCGGACAGGTATTTTATGGCGAGACTGAATACGGAAATCAGCATGGAAAGGGTATCACGGGCAGCAGGTACGTTTTCTTTGGAGTTTATCTGTCCTAATCCATTCGGTTATGCCGTAGAGGATGAGGTGTTTTCTATCGCAGCAGAGGGCAAGACCACTGTAAACAGACAAAAGGGAAATCTTATATCTGAACCGATTTTTGAATTAAAAGCGGTTATGGACAGCACCTCTTCTTATGTGGATATCGAAGTAAATGGGGAGTTGGTTCGTGTAAAAGGAAAACTTGCGGAGGGAGAAACCTTTGTGCTTGATACGGCAAAACTGACAGCCAAAGTGGTGGATTCTAATACCAGGGAGACGTTGAGAAACGGTCTTTCACAGCTTGATGAGTTAGTGTTCCCGGAACTGAATCCGGGAGGCAATGAGGTTCTGGTTTCTGTAAGTGGTGCAGCCTTTACGGAGCTTACGATACAGGGAAGGAGCAGGTGGGTGTAATGGGATTAAAATTGCTTGTAAATGCAACCGAGGATTTTACGGGCGAATTTCGGAAAACAGCCAATACACAGGCACAGTGGAAAATGAATGATTCACCGAGTGGTGATGATACAACTCTACACGATTCGTCCGGTCATGCGAGAAATTTTACCATCAATGGCTGGTCGGGAACAACAGCATCTACCCGTGCCGGAAAACTTGGGAAATTTTTTCGGTTCAATACCGTAAATCCGGCAACGGAAAAAACACATCTAAGGGCAACGAATACAGGGGATTTCTTCACAGCATTGGGAAAAAGAATCGTGGCAGGAGGGTGGATATACCCAACTACTTATTCGGTAGGGACAACATTTGTACCTATTTTCAGTACCAGAAGCGGTCCGGGAAATCCTCTGTTTTATCTTTCCCTTCGTTCAGGAAGATTGCGAAATATGCTTTATGATGCTTCTGGTACGCTGATTTATGACGTTATCGAGCCAGACCCGATGGGGGTGGTGCTGCAAAACAATGGTGCGTATTTTATTGGAACGGTCATTGATTTGGAGGCAAAGACTGTACAAAGCCTTGTTTGTGACAGAAGCACAGGGGATGTGTTTAAGACAGCAATTCGTTCTTTTACCGGGGAACTGAATCCTTCCTGTACTGCAGATATCGTCATGGGAATGTATGCAGACAGTTACTACTTTGCCGGAGGATTTGATGATTGGTTTTATGAAACGGATTCTAATCTGACAATTGATGATTTGGAAGCACACTTTCTTTCCGGTCTGTTAGCAAATGGTGCAGATGTGGACTCGTCTGTGGATGCCATATCAAATCCGGGCAGTGTGACCTTAAAGCAGACGGACGGTGTATATGCAGAAAGCGGTGTCCTTTATACAAGGATTTTAGACCTTGGGGAAGGTGGTCTTGCCGGAGAGGGAAAGATACAGCTTGTCGGTACGGTGGATGCAGGGATTACATCCATTTCGGAAGTCAAAACAAGAACATCTGACTCTTTGGAAGATGTATCTTTTTCAGATTGGGAAGCGGTTGGAACGGATGGAGTGATACAATCTCCAAATTTAAGATACATTCAGATACAGATGACGCTTTCTACAACAGATACGTCTATGACACCGGAACTGAGTGCAATTCAGATATACGAGACACCAAAGGCCCCCTATTCTAAATTGGGATATGCAAGGCCGGTGGTGTTAAGTGATGGTGGAATCAGGGAAGCAGTATTAGAAAATGCCTATGACATTATTGTTACGAGTGAATTGAACGGTTCTGACTATTTGGAATTTTCTATTCCATTCAAAGATGGGAAGCGATCATATCTCGATAATGAAAAGAAACTGCAGATTACTAAGGATATTTACCGTATCCGAACAGTCACGGATGATAAGGGTGAGGACGGAAAGACGGTAACGAGCATTTATGCGGAAGCTGCGTTTTATGACCTTGCATATTCTGAAAAGAAAAGTGAACAGACATATGAAGCGGAAACCGCAGAAAAGCCGATGGCTTATGCACTGCAGGGAACCGGATGGAGTGTTGGAAAAATAACGGTATCAACGAAACGTTCCTGGCAGTCCACGGATAAAAATGCCCTTTCCATGCTTCGTACCATTCAGTCCATTTATGGTGGTGATTTGGAGTTTGACAATGTAAATAAACAGGTCAGCCTTCTGACACAATCTGGAAGTAACAGTGGTGCTGTGTTTGCCTATCGTAAAAATATGAAATCCATACAGCGGGTGGTGGATACCAGAAGTCTTGTGACAAGACTCTATGCTTATGGTGCAGATGGTATGACCTTTGCAAGTATCAATAATGGAAAGGAATATGTGGAGAATACGGAGTATTCTTCAGAAATCAGGGTATCAACGCTTGATTGTTCCTCTTTTACCAATCCATATCAGATGCTTGAATATACCGAAATGCGACTGGCAGATTATTCTAAGCCGAGTATTTCTTATGTCATACAGGTAATGGATCTGTCTGTACTGACTGGGTGGGAGCATGAGAGTTTCGGTATCGGAGATGTGGTAACCGTGGATGATAAGGATTTGGGAATCCGAATCAGCACGAGAATTATTCGTATGGATTATAACGTGCAAGAGCCGTGGAAGACAGTCATTGAGCTTTCCACCAAGTTAAAAGAACTGGGTGATTCATCTGCTTCGTGGGAGAAGGCAGCAGATACTCTTTCCTCATCGGATTTGCTGGACAGACAGGAGATGAAGGATTTGGTGGTAAACAACCATCTGCTGAATTCCAGAGCAGATGATGGATTCAGCTATTGGCAGAATTCAGGTTTTGAGGTGGATGGAGAAAACGGTGCTTCCGGCAATGCAAGTTTTAAGTGTGTGGGAGCGTTGAATACCACAAAAACACTGTCACAGGAAGTATATCCGGCTACCAGAAGCAGCTACACAGTATCGGCAAGCATAGTAACTGAAAATCTGAAAAAGGGAGCGAATGGAAGGGTTGGCATTGAACTTATCATTGAATATGAGGATGGTTCGGAAGAAACAAGATTTGTAGAGTTGTATTAGGAGGAATGCACCATGTATTTTACGAGGTCGGCAGGAGCGGTCAGTGTTACCGGAATAGAAAAAGTGAAAAAACTGACGGTAAGAGTCGTGGTGCAGGACTGTACAGGAACCGCGCGTTTTACGGATATTATGCTGCAGGGTGGTTCGGTGGCAACCGCATGGGTTTCCCATGTGTCAGAGCAGAGGTACACCTTTGATGCACAGGAGGTGTAAGGATGGAGTTTATTCGATTTGCTGGAACAATCAATACACATGAAGAAAAGAAGGTGGCAAAGGCTACCGTAAATGTAATCTTAGAGGATTGTACCGGAACCTTTTATATAACAGATATCATGTTTCAGGAAGGTAAATGGCTGAGCGGGTATGTGGTAAATAATCTGGAACTTTTGCAGAAAAATCGTGTGAATGGGGAGATAACACCTGTCCGCTTTTTTAATGGGATTGTCCGCTCCGGTGTTACAGCAGTGATTACTAATGACGGAGAAGTATCAGCCGGGCTGAATTATCACATCATTCCAAAAGATACGATGGCAGCAGGAGACATGAGTGTGGCTCATAATTACGGAAGCCACAAGCTGACTTTGCAGAGCATTTTTTTGGAAGATGATGTTGTTGAAATTAATGCTGATGCAAGGGTGGCAACAAGGAATGGAAGCCGGATTAAGGCTGATGGATTTTATTCTTATTCGGCAGCAGGGGACAGTAAACACCAGATTAAAGTAAAGGACAGGAAGTCAGCACTTGTGCGTATGTCTTTTCAGGAAATGGCATATGGGATTGGAGGAAAACGGATGTGAGAAGGGCAAGTAACCGAAATGTTATGGCATGGACATTCATGGGAAATACGAGAATGCATCAGGTGTTAAGAGAAAAAGGTAATAAGCTGTCTCATGTTGGTATTTTTACCTTTGAAGTTTCAGCAGATGGAACAATCAGCGAGACGGGAACTGCGGTCAGTACTATCCTTCCTTATGTTAAGAAATGGCCACATATTAAATGGCTTCTGACCATTATGAATCATGGTACTGCCTCTATTTTTACAGCACTCAGAGAGAATACGGATGACGCACAGGATACGTTCATTTCAGAAATCGTGAGGATTATTGATAAATATCCGTGGTGTTCCGGGATAGATATTGATTTGGAACGTGGAGGGGAGTTAGCGAATAGGGCGAAGGCAAATGCGTTGTTTTCCCGGATATATTCTACTGTAAAAGCAAAGGGAGCAAGCCTTCATGTCAATATCTGCCTTCCGGGTATGACCAGTGTGGGCGGTTCAGTTGGTGGCGAGAACTGGTGCGTGTATGCCGATTTGGATGCATACTGCGACACAGCAGCAATCATGAGTTATGGTATGAGTTGGGCGGGTTCAGCACCGGGACCGGTATCTCCGAGAAGCTGGCTTGAAGGCATCTACAGTTATGCTGCCAATGCAATGAACCCGGATAAAATCATGATGGGGCTTCCCGGATATGGATGGAGATGGCAGATATACGATACTACGGAGAATCTTGGTACGACCTATCGGGGAACAAGCCTTACCTATTATGCTGCGAAATATTGGATGGAGGGCTTATATAATCATACAGGGGATGCACCGCCACAGCCATTTATTCCATTCTTTTCATATTGGGATTGGACGGATATGGTCCCTTGGGGACTGCTTCATGTATATGACTTTATGGAAGGATGGGATACGAGCAGGGAAACGGCAGAGCCGACAAAGCATGAAACCTATAGTGGCAGAAAATATCTCACAACTTATCTGAAGCAACAGAAGGTTTCTTTCGGAGCAATAAGTGTTGATAGGAACGGTGTGCCGGATTCTTATTCAGGCAATGCAGTCATTGGAGAAGGATATGCGTCTGTTTTGGATGAAGAAGCGGTGCTGAAATACACATTTGAAGTACCAACAGCAGGAATATATGATGTGGCTGTCGAGATAGTCTATCCAAGATGGGATAAGAATAGCATCGGAATCAGTCTTGATGGGGACAGTCAGATGCTGTCGGAATCAAGGCTGTATTTCTTATATTGGAGAAAGAAATTCTGGAGGATATTAAAAAGTGGAGTCAGCTTGTCAGCAGGAAAGCACATCATTACTGTGTCCGGTGGAGTGCCTGGAGTGTTTTTTTATGGCTTTCGGGTATGTTCGGATTTTTCACAGAAAGCGACTGCCGGGGAAGTGTACTATGGATTGAAGCCAAGAAAATTCATGGATGTGACCGGAGAAATGGTACAGCCTGACAGGGCATTTAAGGTTACTGCAGAGGTGCTTCGCAGAAAGCCGGAAAGTGCGCTTGTATGGTATGAAGATTTCTGTGATTATTCAGAAATCCCTACCAACTATTTTACAGTACTTGACGGTTCGTGGAAGATTTGGAAGGATGAAAGTTCTGACCGTATCCGTAAGTATTCGCAGCTGGAAGGCAGTGGAAAACTGGCACTGGATTACACCGGATTTTCTGAAATCCATGTGAGGGCGAGATTTGCCTTTAAATCATCGGGAGGCGGTAAGGCAGGAGTGTTTCTTGGAAGCATTTTCTGCTGTATAAATTACGATACCCAGTGTGTGGAGTTGTATCAGGGAAGTAAGAAACTTGGCAGCTATGCATCTTCTTTCAGTAAGACCACAAATGCAGATTTACGGAGTGATCCAAGCCTATATACCGTGGAAATGAGAATCCGTGGAAATAAGGTAAGGGTATATTCCGGTGCAGCCTACACACTAAGGTTTACAGCAACCATTACTGCAGAAACCGGATATGTGGGATTCATGGCGGAGAAGGGAGTGGTGTGTGACCTCTTGCGACTTGGGGATGCATGGTATTATGAACCTTATGAGTGTTTTGATATTACCTTCCCGGATGGAAAGCAGACCACCTTCGGAAGATGTACTCGTACCGGAATTTCATGGGATAATGAATTTGAATTGTTCCGTGTTAATTCTGATGTGGAGGAAATCAGCACAAGAAGCCAGGATATTTCTATGGATTACGATTTTTTTCATTCCCATGAAATGTCACTGGAATGTGGCAACGATTATGAAATGAAGGTAGTACCACATGATTTGAATGTCTGGCTTTCGAGGATGTATCTCGGAGATGCGGATGGTTTTTCTATTATGTATTACTCTGATGTGGACAGCATTGTCTATTGGGCAAATGAAGCAGCATACACCTATGGCGTGTCAGGGATTGC